TCATTCGGAAGAATCTTTTGGGTTGATGATAACGATGACTTCAAATCATGCCCACAAAATGTAGATGGAACTGGTGATTTCGATGCTGCTGATTATGTATCAGAGTGGACAGATTGGGAGGGAGTTAATATGGAAACTCTCCTTAATATTCATCAGTCATGTGTAATTAATAAGCAAAATCATGCAAACTCATTAACCTTGGAGGGTATTTAATCATGGCAGAATTATTAAACAGTTACACATTTGAGGCAAAGAAAATTGTGTACTATTCAGTAACAGTTGGTGCAAATAATAAAACTGAAGCAAAAAGAATTGCATCTAATTTTGAACATTGCCAACATTATGAAGAGGTTGAGTATATCGAAGGAGATGAATATAAGGTAGGTAAGTTATTAGAATCAACTGATGAAAAGGCATGTAAATCAATTAGATCAACGGAGGATTAACATGTCTAAACATAAAGTTGCCAAACAGATTAGGAAACTAATGACATCAAATGGATTTGAAATCATCAGACAAACTAATCATTATGTGTGGCAAAATGCAGAGGGTTTAATTATTACTACGTGTAAAACTCCAAGTGATAATTATGCCTATGCACAGAGTAAGCGTCAATTAAGGAGATTATTATCATGCTAATTGACTTAAATAAAGAAGAGATTAAGTATCTCGTGAATATACTTAGTCTCAATAATGCGGAGTTACTTGATAAAGAGGAGACAGATTTCTCTTCTAATCTTTATCTTAAGCTGCGTAATCTATCCACTGTTTGTACATGTAAGGAGGACAATCAATGAAATGGGATGTTAAACTATTCGTTGCTGGTAGTATGTTTACAGAGCAAGTTCATGCCACTAATATGCAAGATGCTCGGCAAACTGCATTGGCACGTAATCCTACTGCACGTATAGTTTCGGTTACAGTATCATTTAAGTAACCACATTATGAAGTGTCACTAACCCTATTGACTGAAATTGCAATAGGGTTTATTATATTATTGTTCGCAAAATGCCATGACTAAATTACGTCCTCATCAGGAAAGAGTTGTTAACAGTTTACGGGACAATTCCAGAGGACAAATTATAGTTCCTACTGGTGGTGGTAAAACTCTATGTATGATTAAGGATGCACAATCTCAGTTCAATAGTTGTGATTGGGATGTAATCCTAAAAGATCCTGATAGAAAGACCATCGTAATTGTAGCACCACGTATACTATTAGCACAACAACTTTCCGAAGATTTTATACATTTTCTAGATGTACATCCCATGCTTCAGTATAAAGTAATGCATGTACATAGTGGTGATACTTCACACTTTTCAACCACTAATCCTGACACTATATGTGATTGGGCCACCTTTAATTACAGATTCAATAAGTTAATCTTTACCACGTATCATTCCCTTCATAAGATACAAGAGTCAAAGATTGCCATTGATACTTTATACTTTGATGAAGCACATAATAGTGTTCAGAAGAACTTTCAGCCCCCTGCTAAGTATTACTCAACAAGAACAAATAGCAGGTGCTTCTTTTTCACTGCCACTCCTAAACATTGTCTTTCTGATGATAAGATAGGCATGGAAACTGAGGAGGTTTATGGTAAAGTATTATGTGATATTCCTGCTCCTGAGTTAGTACAACAGGGACACATATTACCACCCAAAGTTGTTATCAAGAAGATACAAAGAGAAGACGATAGTAGACTCAAATGTGAGCATGATTGCGAGAACTTGTTATCAACAATTGATGAGCAATCTATGGATAAGATATTAATTTGTGCCAGATCTACTGCACAAATAGTATCACTCACATCACAAACTGACTTCTGTTCAGAGTTACATAGCAGAGGCTATTCTTGGATGTATATAACATCGAAGACTGGTGCAATTGTTGATGGTAAGAAGATCAACAGAGAAGAATTCTTCACTACATTACATAAATGGGGTAAAGATTCAACTAAGAAGTTTGTAGTTTTACATCACAGTATCCTTTCTGAAGGTATCAACGTAGCAGGATTAGAGGCTGCATTGTTCTTAAGAAATATGGATTATATCACTATTAGTCAAACAATAGGACGTGTAATCCGTAAGGGTAATGTAAACAAACAGTTTGGCCTTGTAGTGATACCAACGTGGGATAGAGTTGGTATAACAACCTCAAAGAAAGTAGAGGCAGTTGTTGATACTATCTTTAATAAAGGTCAAGCAGCAGTTTCAGTGGTCAGATCATAAAGTGGCCACTAAATCCCCCAAACTGCTCAAAATGATGTATTATAATAGAGTAGTCAACCAAAGGTTTCAAATGGAAATTACATCCAAAGATGGTAATATGGTTGTTGATTTCTATCCTATTAAGGACTTCAGTAATAACATCATCAACAATCGTATGCTAAAAGTATTATCTTTTAGAGGTGATATGCAAAAGAAAATGATAATAAGCAAAGATGAATTTTATTCACAAGTAAGAGAGTATATTATGCAGTATAAGTATAAAGTTACTAATGAGTATTACCCTGCACAATATATTAACATACTAAAGACACTTGATGAACAATTTATAACAAAGGAGGTGTAATTATGCGTTATTCTGTACACTGTCCTTCTGCATCTTTTGAAAATAGTTCTTTCATTAACCTCGAAGATTGTTGGGGTTTATGTTTAGAATTATCTGAAGATTACGGATATGCAGAAGTCAGATATGGACAATGTGTCCTTGGTTCTTATACAAATGGAGGTTAATTGATTATGTCATCCCTAAGAAATGAAGCACTACTTGAAACTTTATTCGATGAAGTTTGGGAGGAGGTTGTAACACCTAACTTCAAACAATTAGAACCACAAGATGTAACAATTCTCGAAGAATATGTTGGCACTATTGCTCAACAACGCTTTGAGGATTACTCTCGCTAATTGTTAACAATGTGGAATGACTTCGCCACTCCCTGACAACTTTGAAAGGTAGCATTGAAATAGAATGTGGTAATTCCTTTCATAATGATTCAGGTAAAAAGACAGTCACACAGTCCAATTTCTTTTCTTTATTATGTCACTAGACAGCACACAGTTTGTATCATCCAACTTCGCAGAATTTCTGCTTGATAATGCAAACAATGGGAATGAAATCCTTGCTGTATTAGATGATATTGTAGAGGTGCAAACAGCCCTCTAAAGTATCACTAACTGTTATGGGGTTAAATGTTAATTAGACTTGGTAAACAAGTTAGGATACATTTAACTCTCTAATCATTAGGGGCAACGGACATATTGAGAGTTTGAATCTCTCATCTATATGTACACCCTCTTGCCCCATTTTTCCTTCATTAACTATCATTATGTCAGAAGACATTCTTGAACAACTTAATAAACAAGAAGCACAAATCTTCGATCTTCCAGAGATGCAAGATCAGAAAGATTTCGACCTTAATGCATACTTAACCTCTGATATTGATTACTAATGAACACAACAATTCGCTATTGGTTCAATGATACTCAGCAGTGCAAATATGTGGCACTACCTACATATCAACAAGCACTAGATTTCGTTGAATTGTTATCAAAAATCAATGTAAAGGCAGAGGTTAAGTTATACTAATGATTTACATATTAGGCCTCCTATGTGTTATTATTGTATGTGCCTTTGTATATTACCTTAAATTATACAATCCGCACCACTAGCACAACCAGTTTATAAAGTGTCCACTATTTCACCCATAGTGGACATTTTTTGCTATTATATAAGGGTGGGAGAGATTCCACGCAGTTTTCACTCTAATTTTCATCACATGCGTAAAATCGAAAGGGCTATGAACTTCGCAATCTCTAACAAGGGAAACTGGAGCTCATCTAATACTCAAGTTACTTTCAACGATTCTACAAACTGCTCAAACGTTTTTCTACATGGTCACAACATCGCAACAGTAGACCACTCTACAAATGCTGTAAAGGTTTCAAGTTGCGGATGGACTACAAACACTACTAAGTCACGCTTAAATGCTATACTTAGTGAGGTAAAATACGGTTGTTCAGTATTTCAAAAGCAGTGGAATTGGTACGTTTCATTTAGAGGTCAAACCCAAGACTTCGTTGATGGAATGATACTATTAGATACACAATCTCTAGAGGTGGCATAAACATTGCCCCTCTTTTTTCTGTCCTTAATTATTACTAACCATGCAGCCACTAACTAATAACGAGTACAACGAATTGTGCAAAGAGTATTATAATGAGATTGAACAATTTGATTCAGTTTCAGTATACTACAACCCACTATATTGGGAGGTTAAGTAATATGTTTATTATCTTTAAATCACCTGTAGTATTTGCTCAAAGTTATAATGAAGCATGTGAAATTGCAGATGCTCATTATCAATCAACTGGTGAAATTGTAGCAGTTGAAAATGTAAACAACTCTTTGGAGGCTAACTAATGCAAATCACATCACAATCAGGGGCAGTAGTTATTGATTACTATCCTACAAAAACACGTGCTAATGTTAAACTACACGACAAAGTGTTGAAGATCTTAACATTAAATGGTAAGACTTTCCTTAAGAAAGTAATATCAACCGAGAATTATATTAATGATGTATATAATAGAATACATAATTTTAAGTTCATTGATAATAACGTAGACCACTCAAATCTACATCAGTTCATTACACTTAAGGAGGTTTAATCATGTCAGACAAAGTAACACTAACCAACGAACAAATTGATGATCTTATTTCACAATTTGTAGAATTAAAAGTTGATAGAATGACACTTAAAGATCTTGAGGAACATGTTAAACAAGACCTTAATGATTATTATAATGATTGGTCTATTGATGAGTTAGAAACTATCATTGACTCTGAGTTATTTGAAGAGTTAGTTGATAACGTAACGAATGAAACTGTCCTTGATATTAATAACACAGGAGGCAAATACTAATGTTTACTAAGCACGAATTAGAAACTATTCTTTATACTCTCGAAGGGTATATGATAGGCAATGATGATGATAAATTATGTGATGAATTAAGTGCTATATGTGATAAGATATCAAAAGAATTACCCCCTATTGTTATTAATTTACCAGAGGGAACTAACCTTAGTAAAGTAACAATAACTTCCCAACAATTAGAGGGTGACATAAGTACAGTTAGGGATAGTGATTATGCAGACAAAGTTGATACATTAGTAGGTAATATGGTGGCTAATGATGATAACGTATTCACCCATGATTCGGAGGGTTGTTAACAATGAGTAAAGCACAATCACAGTATGAATTGTTTCAAGAATGGTTGAACGATTGCCCCGTACAAATTGAAAGTTATCAGGACAATGTTGACTCAGTTTATGTTAGATTTTTTGTAGAAACTAATGGAGGTAATTAACAATGAATGATCTTAATCCTATTGAAGTTAGTAACAATGTTTCACTCACACTTTCATACGATGAGTTATATCAAATGAGCAGATTGTATGAAACATTATTAGAAACCGACCATGAATTTCATCCCTTAGTTGATGACGTATTCATTAAAATCTTGGAGGCAAAATAACAATGAAGAGCATGACTAAGTATGAATGGAATGAGCAATTCTATAAGGAGTTGATAATAGATTATAATTACAGATTCCCCAAGTTTATGGAAATTAGTTACCCTAATCATCAGGAGGAAAGTATTAATGAATGACTCAAATTCACTCCCTAAACGAGAAGCGAACGCCGCCGATTTTACATTAGTTATAAAGAACTCTAATGTTACTAAGTATACACGAGGGGGCAAGAATGGGAAGCAATTAGTATGCCCAGAATGTGATAATATTATAAGGATATATCACTTTAATTTCAGCGGATTAACATGTCCTAAATGTAAACAATCAGTAGACAAATATGACTGGAAAGTAAGAACAATTCAGGATAAATTAGAGCCTGATAGTATTAATCAAGGAGGGTAAATTAATGACTCAAATGTATACACGACATGGTAGAAGTCCTGTAAGTAGTGAACATTTAAGACAGTTAGATTGTCTCTATAATGCATACAATCAGGAAGGTAATTCAGAGGGAGATAGAAGGTTTTATTGGGCGAAGATTCAGGCACTAACTAACAGTCTTATAGAGTAGTATATCCACTAAGTATTACATAGGTTTTCCACAGTTATTAACACTTTCTGTGGAAAACTATCTATTTTAATGTTATTTTGGTCTAATAAATAGCAAATTAAATATACTTATGCTTTCTAATCGTTTTCCACAAGTTATACACAATGGGGAGTTAATCTGTGGAAAAGGTATCAAATAGTGTGGAAATAGTGTTGATAAAGTATCATTCTTATAGTGATCTTAGCGAGTCGATTATAACACGAACTCGCTTAAATTACAAGACCCTCGATGTAATTTTGTGGGTATAATAACAAACCAGTTCATTATAAACTAAAACCGTATAGTTTAAGTTCGTTTGTATTACTTTTTCCACATAAATATACTATCAGTAGTTGACAGTAACTCTCTGATATGTTAGACTAACTCAGTAACACTTACACAGGCTAATTCCATGTCAGTTCTTTACAGTCAAGCGTCAAAGAGTAAGTATAGAATAACACTGGAATTAGAGACACTAAGTGACTTTAACCCGCATGATATTAGCTGGGATAAAGTATTTGATTTGCAGGATAATGAGTCTGCTAAATGTTACATTGAGGATATGAGTTAGCCAGTCAGTTCTTATTACAAACTGTGTGGGTGCTAGTTGACAGTTATGGCACGAATATGCTATAATTGTTATATGCGTGGCTGCAGTATTATGCGTTGTTGGTTGATGCCGTGCCGTGGGGCGTTGCCGTTTATAAAAAAGATAGAGACCCTAACCTACAGAGGTGACAATTCGAGATGTATATATAAAAATCGCCAAAAATTTTCCGAGGTAAAAAACCCTTTCAATACCTTTTTGATATGAGACATGATTTATTCTCTACACCTGTTTGGCATATAGAAGGAGCACCACAACAATTAGTAGATGAGTTATATCAAGGAGCATATAGGTTTAAAGAAAAATATCCATCAGAGAAGAGATCTGGTGAAGGAGGCTATCAAACGCCTACTTTTGAGTGGGAAGGTTTTCATCCACAAGGTAAAGAATATATTGAATGGGTTATAAAGGAAGAAGCTAAACAGAATCTAAGAGTAGAATCATGGTGGTATAACATTAATCCTAAAGGAGCATGGAATGTACCTCATACTCATCCAGGTTGTGTGTTAGCATTAGTATTATACTTAACTGATAGTGGTGGATTACTTACTTTGATGAGTCCTCATGACATGCGAATGCTAGACAATAAGACCTTTGGGGGAGAAGGAGATATTGTAAGTATGAATGCAAAGAAAGGAGATGTAGTAATATTCCCTGCAGACCTTTATCATTATGTCAAACCAAATCAAAAAGAAGAAGATAGAATTAGTATATCAATGAACCTTAATATTCATATATAATAAGTGAAGAACACAAATACATTATGTACGACGAAACCACTTATCACATCTATGCACAAGATCGATGTCTTTATTCAAACTTAGGAGAAGAAGAGTTTGAGTGTACATGGGAGATGTTAAAGGTAATGGTTGGTTTACTCAAGACAGATTATACAGAAGAAGATTTATCATATATTAAACTAGGGCCTAAGTGTGGAGTAGGTGGACCAGGTAGGGTTATCCCTCAACCAATGTGGGAAGAAGATTCATATTGACATATACATAATAGCGTTGTATAATTGTTATGTAATTACAAAACGCTATGGCAAAAGGATTTACTGTGAAGACAGTCCCTCCCAAGAAAAGCAAAACACCTTCTTGGGATTATGATGCAATTAAAGCAAGAATGAAAGGTAAGAAGATTGTCTTCTGTTTACCAGGTAGAGGTTGTTCATTTATATTTTTAAAGAATTTTGTACAGATGTGTTTCGACATGGTACAAAATGGTATGAGTATTCAGATCTCACAAGACTACTCATCAATGGTTAACTTCGCAAGATGTAAGTGCTTAGGTGCGAATGTACTTCGTGGTCCTAATCAGTTACCTTGGGATGGTAAGCTAGAGTATGATTATCAACTATGGATTGACTCGGATATTGTCTTTACTTCAGAGAAGTTCTGGCAACTGTGCGATCTTGCATTACCTGCAGAAGATTCCGAAAGAGAGGAGGCTAAGATATGCGGTGGTTGGTATGCAACAGAAGATGGGCAAACTACCTCAGTAGCACACTGGTTAGAGGAAGATGATTTCCGTAAGAACGGTGGAGTTATGAATCATGAAACCGTTGAGTCTATCTCAAAGCGTACAAAACCTTTCACCGTTGACTACACTGGTTTCGGTTGGGTGATGATTAAGAACGGAGTCTTTGAAGATGAGAAAATGGAGTATCCTTGGTTTGCTCCGAAGATGCAACAGTTTGAGTCTGGAGCAGTTCAAGACATGTGTGGAGAGGACGTTAGTTTCTGTTTAGATGCAATTGATGCGGGCTATCAGATCTGGTGCGATCCTCGGATACGTGTTGGTCATGAGAAGACTCGTGTTATCTAACCGTCGTGTCTCGTTTACTCTGGAGAATAACTAAATGGCAATGAGAAGTCCCCTCGGTGGTGAAATAATCGAAGCAACGCCGAAAAAAACTCGTCAAGGAAGAGGCAAGCATAGTAAGTATGCGGCAACCTCTCGTAACAAAGCTAAGAAACGCTACCGAGGTCAAGGTAGATAAACAAAAGGGGACTCTTTATGAGTCCTTTTTTAATTACTAAGAATTTAACATGGACAATGTAGAAATAATGTTTTCCATTCCTCTCATTCGTTATAAGATTGAGAATTGGGAAGATAATAAAAAAAGAATCTTAGATGCTCTTCCTCCTGAGGAGATACATAAGGGATATAATAATGGAAGAAACGATCAAGGAATGATTACAGACTATCACGCCCAACATGATCATAAGGAAGAGTTAGCTCCTTATATACCTATTGTAGTTAATATTATTAAACCTTATCTTCAAGAATTTGCACCAAACATACCAATACACTTTACTGATATATGGTATCAAAAATATTATAAACATGATTATCATATGACTCATAATCATGGAGGAGTAGGATGGTCGGGTATCATTTATGTAGAATTAGATGCAGATTCGCATGATTCAACTTATTTTTTTCCTCCGTTTGGTAATCCTTTTGATGGGGCAAATAATGAATATAAACCAGAAGTAGAAGAAGGAGATATGCTTCTCTTTCCCTCTTCTATTTTACATGAATCAAGCATTAATAGAACAGATAAAAGACGTACTATTATTTCTTATAATATAGCAGGAACTCTAGAAGAAACCAGATATTCCATTCCGTGCTAAAATAAATAAAAGAGACTCGAAATATGAAAATGCACGATTTTTTAGACAACTTACCCAATCATCAATATCAAAAAATGCTTCGAGAGATAGCAAATGACTCGATTGTACCTAAAAAAGGTGATAAAAAAGTAACAAATGACTTATATGAAAAGAAAGAAGATGGTGATTTTCATGAGTTACTAAATTCTTTAGAATAATACTGCTAAATAAAGATATATTTGCCCGTTTATAGTGCCTGTTCAACGCATAAGCAAGTCATTTAAGGACATTAGCATGTCTTTTCAGGTTAATCCGTTAACCGAAGACCTTATTGCGATTAAAAATCAGTCTGCTATTGCTCGTTCTCTTCGTAATTTAGTGCTTACTGCACCAGGAGAACGATTTTTTAATAATAATTTGGGTTCAAGAGTCAATGAATTGCTCTTTGAGAATATGGATGACATTACTGCATCCTCCATAAAGGGTGAGATTGAAAATACGATTAAAAATTATGAGCCTAGAGTTAAATTGTTATCTACAAAAGTGTTTGCAAACCCAGATTCATATGAATTTGATGTAAATATTACTTATGAAATAATTGGAATAGATGCACAAGCACAACAATTATCATTCGCATTACAACCAGCAAGATAATGCCCCTAGTTAATTTCGCAAATCTGGATTTTGACCAGATAAAAACATCAATTAAAGACTATCTTCGGTCTAATTCTAATTTTACGGATTATGATTTTGAAGGATCTAACCTTTCAACTATAATTGATGTCCTTGCATACAACACTTATATCACCTCATACAATGCCAACATGGTATCGAATGAGGTTTTTATTGATAGTGCAACATTAAGAGAGAATGTTGTATCTCTGGCACGAAATATTGGATATGTTCCTCGGTCTAAAAAGTCCTCTCAAGCTAATATTTCCTTCTTTGTAGATACATCAGACTATGCATCTGTACCTCAAACCATAACTTTAAATAAAG